TTAGGCCACGATTTGGGCAGTTGCCGGCGTTATCCGGATTTCAAAACCCGTTCACAAAATGAATGGTGTGGTGAATTTGCGAGGAAACTCTCGGAGGGTGAAGCAGTTGCCGAGATTTTGCCCGAGGCTAAACCCTTGGGCGTTTTTTCAGCTTTAGGCATGAGTGAACCTAAAATGCCGGCACCCAAGCGTGGGAGGCCAAGAAAAAATGATTAAGCCACTAAGAGACAAGATATTTGTAAAGCCAATCCAGCGAATCAAAACGGATTTGTGGATACAGACGGCGGAGGCACCCACGGTTGGCCACATAACCGCTTTGGGCGATGATGCCAAGGATCAGGGGCTAAGTGTTGGGGATAAGATTTATTTCGGCACATTAGCCAAAGATTACAAAGACGAATATCTTAAATACCAAGAATTAAAAGATGAAAATATCATCGTAATCTCATGGCAAGATGTGTGTTTTGTTGAGGAGATGGAATAATGCCACTAATTAAATCAATCAAACCCGAGGCGTTCAAAAAGAACATCAAGGCGGAATTAAAAGCCGGCAAGCCAATCAAGCAAGCCGTGGCCATCGCGTATTCAGAAAAGCGTGAGGCGGCTAAAGCCAAGGCAAAGAAAAAATAATGCCAACCCTAGCAGACATTTACAGCACTGTTGATAGCTTTAAACGTAGGCTAGGCGATACTATTGCCAATCCAATTCAAAGTTTTCAACAAGGATTGGGAAATGCTAATGATCAAGCTAGGGTTTTAAATCAACAACTAGCTGAATCAGCACAAGAATTTCCTAAATACGGGCCAAAAACAAAAGAATTAACAAGTAAACTAGCTGAAAGTTATAACCCAACTGGTATGACTGTGTATCATGGTTCGCCTTATAAGTTTACAAAATTTGATGCAAGTAAGATTGGAACAGGTGAAGGGGCGCAAGCGTTTGGGCATGGTTTATATGTTGCTGAAAACCCAAATGTGGCAAATCAATATGCTAAAAACGTTAAAGATTTAGATTCTATACAATCTTATAATCAAAGGCTTAAACAATTATCTAAAACAATGGATGAGGATTCTGTTTATCCTGGTGCTTATCGAACATTTAATTCTGAAAAAGGCAAAAAAGCCGCACAAGAATATGATGCTGTTATGGAAATGAGGGATCAGAAATCAACTGATCCTGGCAATCTTTACAAAATTGATTTACCTGACGAACATATAAACAAAATGTTAGATTGGGATCAAACCTTAATTAATCAACCAAAGCACGTTTTAGAAGCAATTAAAGATGTGCAACATGGACAAACAGGATTTACTTATGGTGATATTGTAGAAAGCATTAAAGCCGCACCATATCTCAATGACCCAAAAGATTATTTTTGGGCACATCCAACAGGAAAACAAATATACGAAAACTTTGCTAGTTCACCAACAATAGGCAACAAAGCACAAGGACAAATAGAAGCGTCAAATGTTTTAGCGCAAAAAGGTATACCTGGCATAAAGTATTTTGACGAAAACAGCCGAACATTTAATAAAGGAACAAGAAACTTTGTTGTTTTCCCTGGCTATGAAAATTTATTAGATATTAAAGACATGAATGGGAATTTAATTAAATGACTGAAGACACTAGACCAGTTGGCCGCCCATCACTTTACGATCCATCCTATTGCGATAAAGTGGTGGAATTGGGCGCATTGGGTAAAAGTGTAGAACAAATTAGTTCAAATTTGGGTGTGTCATGTAGAGTTTTGTATGACTGGCGTGATCGTTTTCCGGAATTTCTGCGCGCCATGGAACAAGCCAAAGAGGCAGAGCAGACATGGTGGGAGGATCAAGCCCAAGCATATATGCTAGAACACAAAGACGCAGCCAAGCTAAACGCAAGTATTTGGTCCAGGTCAATGGCTGCCAGATTCCCAAAGAAGTACAGGGAAAGCGTCAAACAGGAAATAACTGGCGAGAACGGTGCGCCTTTATTGACCGGCATTCAGATATCGTTTGTAAAGCCAGATGCAAGCTAATGTTGAATTCCCAGAAAAGCTGCAGTGCCTATTTCAGCCGGCACGTTACAAAGTATTGTGGGGAGGACGTGGTGGGGCTAAGTCTTGGGGCATTGCCAGGGCGTTATTGATCATTGGGGCGAACAAAGTTACTCGCGTGTTATGCGCCAGGGAGTTTCAAACATCCATCAGGGATTCCGTCCACAAGTTGCTATCCGACCAGATCATGGCCATGAATCTTATAGATTTCTATGAGATCACGGACCGGACGATCAGGGGAAAGAACGGCAGCGAGTTTAACTTTGTCGGCCTGAAGAACAACGTGGCCAACGTGAAATCTTATGAGGGAGTGGACATTTGCTGGGTGGAAGAAGCCCAAAGCGTCAGCTCCCGTTCCTGGTCAACTTTGATACCCACGGTCCGCAAAGAAGAATCAGAAATTTGGATAAGTTTCAATCCGGAACTAGAAACCGATGAAACCTACCAACGATTTGTGTTGCATCCACCAGAAAACGCCATCGTTCAAAAGATCAATTGGAGCGATAACCCGTGGTTTCCAGAAACCTTGAAGCTAGAGAAGGACGCGCTCAAATCACGCGATCTGGAGGCTTATAACACGGTCTGGGAGGGTATTTGCAGGGTAACGGTGGATGGGGCAATCTTTGCCAAAGAAATGCAATTAGCGGAATTGGAAGACCGGATTATCCGTGTGAACTATGACCCAATAAAACCCGTCCATGCGGTATTTGACCTGGGCTGGAGTGACGCAACCGCAGTTTGGTTTGTTCAATTTGTGGGCATGGAGACCAGGCTAATCCGATATTTTGAGACAAGCCAAGAGACCATCAGCGCCATTCTGGCCAAAATGCAGACGTTTGGCTATGTGTTTGATACGCTATGGTTACCACACGATGCGGAAAACAAGACACTAGCCGCAGCTGGCCGATCAATTGAGGAAATTGTACGGTCTAGCGGTTACAAGACTAGGATAATTCCTCGAACGCCAATTGCCGACAGTATCAATGCTGCCAGAACGATTTTCAGAAATTGTTGGTTTGATAGAGAAAATTGCGCCGATGGGCTACAATGCCTGAGACACTATCGCTATGAAGTTGATCCGGACACCAAACAATTCTCACGCACGCCTTTACATGACCAGTACAGCCACGGTGCTGATGCGTTCAGGATGCTAGGATTAATGATTCAGGAACCCAAAAAGATAGTGGTAAAGAAACCCGTTTATGAACACGCCAATTGGATGGGATGACTATGTCAGAAAACCAAAGTGACTTTGATCCGCGCATTGATGAATGTAAAAAATTCCTCAAACTGGCCAACGATGCCGATACCAACAACCGTTCCGAAGCGCTGGAAGACTTAAAGTTTGCTGCCGGTGACCAATGGCCAGTGGAGATTCAAAACAGCCGGACCTTGGAAGCCAGGCCATGCCTAACCATCAATAAAATTGACGCTTATGTGCGCCAGGTAACGAATCAGCAGCGCCAGCAACGCCCGCGGATTAAAGTCCACGGAATGAATAACGAGTCGGACGCTAAAGTGGCCGAGGTTTTAACGGGCATTTGTCGGCACATTGAGGTCAATTCGGATGCCGACCACGCCTATGACAACGCCTTTAATTACGCGGTTCGCATGGGTTTTGGCTACTGGCGCGTTAAGACCGACTATGTGCGGGAAGATACATTTGACCAAGAAATCTATATTGAGCCAATTCACAACCCGTTCACTGTTTACTTTGACCCAAATAGCACGTTGCCGGATGGGTCGGACGCTGAAAAGTGTTTGATCACCCAGGTGGTCAGCAAAGAAATATTCCGCAAAATGTACCCAGATGCCGATGACGGCGTGGGATTCACCCAACGCGGGACTGGGGACAGCAATGCCGAATGGGTGACCAAGGAAGATATCCGAATTGCCGAATATTTCTATACCGTTAGAAAACCCGAGAAATTGTGTTTATTGAGCAACGGATTAAAGAAATTTAAGTCCGATTTGCCAAGTCCGGATGATTTGCTTGCCTTGGGGCTTTACGTCATTGACGAGCGTCCATCATTCAAAAAAGAAATCAAGCAAATCAAATGTACGGCCATCGAGGTGTTGGAGGAGGGCATTTGGCCATCTAAATACATTCCGATTGTCCCAGTCTATGGTGAAGAATTCGTTGTCGAGAATAAGCGCAAAAAGTACGGTCTAGTGCGGATGGCCAAAGACCCTCAGCGGATGTACAACTTCTGGAAAACAGCATTGACCGAGTCGGTTGCCCTGGCACCCAAAGCCAAATGGCTGCTTGCTGAAGGCCAGGACGAAGGGCATGAGAACGAATGGGCACAAGCCAATATCAAGGCCATGCCGGTCCTGAGATACAAGCAAAAAGATATCGAGGGCGTGCCGGCACCAGCTCCCACACGCATTCAGCCGGAAGCACCGCCCGCGGGTATCATGGCCGCAGCCGATGGCATTAACGCTGATATGCAAGCCGTTTTGGGGATATTTGACCCCAACCAAATGCCGTCTGGCAATATCAGCGGTAAAGCGCTCAATGGCCAACAGCAACAAATTGATCTTACCAATTACCATTATTACGACAATTTAACCAGGTCAATCAAGCACACGGCCAAAATCATATTGGATTTGGTGCCTAAGATTTACGACAACGCCAGGGTGATGCGGATCATTGGTGATGACGGCAAACCCGATCTGGTGGAGATTAATAAACGCCAGACTGACGAGCAGGGCGTTCAAAAGATACTCAATGACGTGACCGTTGGCGAATATGACGTGGTGATGGATACTGGACCAGGCTACAACTCCAAGCGTCAGGAAGCTGTAAATTCCATGATGCCATTGTTGTCTGCCGATCCCAATTTGATGCACGTTGCCGGCGATCTGATTTTCAGAAACATGGACTTCCCTGGTGCCGATGTGATTGCCGACCGATTGGCTGCAGCCAACCCAATGGCGCAAATTGACGATAAGTCACCAGTCCCGCCACAAGTACAGATGCAACTCAAACAGTCCCAAGCGACAATTCAGCAGCTGCAGCAGCAATTGCAGGGAATGCAGTTAATGCTGAAGAATCGTTCAGATGTTGAGCAATTGAGACAAGACGCAGAAACCAAGCGCACGCTGATTAAAGAGACCAACAGGGCGCACGATATTGAGCTAAGAGACCAAGAACGTCACCGCGATATGGTCCTTAGAACAGATACACAAGCCCACGATACGGTGGTCAAAACACAAACACAAATGGAAATTGAGCGGATGAAGGCCGATCTGGCCATCTATTTGGCGCAATTGGATAGATTGAGTGAGCGATCTGCTACAGCTGAAGCAATTGAACGTGCCATTTGACAAATTAACTATTTCGTGTAAATATTACACAAAACCTTACCCGTAAGGTATACGGGGTTAATTCTTAGGGTAAACCTATGTCTGAAAAAGAAGCAGGAAGTGTCCTGACAAGCGAGAATGCAGCCGAGTTTTATGCTAACAAATTAGGTTTAGCTGACAGAGACGATGATGTGG